TTCCGGCATCCCCGGCATCAAGTATCTGGATCAAGGCTCCCGCGCTGCCGGTGAGGGCACCAGCAACTACGTGGTGTTCGACGCCAGCACCATTGAGATTCTCAGGAAATACGGCGTGGCGCTCCCGGTGATCGAGGGGCTGCGTAGGCAAGCGGAGGAGAACGACGGTATCGCGGACCTCACGGGGGTGGGGCCGTCTACGGAACATATCGCCCGGAGGAACGTCGAAGCCTCTTGACACGCTGAACGCTGAGGCGTAAGATACTCACGGGGTTGAATGTGCCCCTCTCCACATTCATGGGCGCCTGCTACCTAGTGCAGGGTTGGCTGACTCGGGCCTTTCCGAGATGGACGGACAACCTTATTCATTAGGAGGTACAGCCCCATGGCTATCCCATTCACACAGCTGGTCGCATCGACCTACGATGATGTGGTCAACGAACGCAACAAGGCGGCAGATAATTGGAGTGACTCCAGTTTTCTGAAGCATCTGGAGAAGATCGGCGGCGTCAAGCGGATCAACGGCGGCGCAACGCTCCAGCTCACCCTCGATTACCAGTCGAACCCCGCGGCGGACTTTCTCGCCACGGACAGCACCGCGACGGGCACCAGCAAAACGGAGATTCTCACGGCTGCATCCTATTCGATGGTGCCGCTGGTGGTCCCCGTGAACTGGACGATGTTCGACGAAGCGGTCAACTCCGAGAAAAGCCAGAAGGTTGATCTCGTGTCGTCGATCGTGGATAACGCGCTGACCACGCACGATCGCACCCTGGAAACGGCCTTTTTCGCCGCGACTGGTGGCACGGACGGGTTCAACACGCTGGTCGATCTGTTCACCGAGGACGGCACGGGCACCGTGGGCACCATCGTGTCGGGGACGGAGACGTGGTTCAAGAACCAGTACAAGGACTGGGGCACGGACACCGGGGCCACCCTGCTCGCGGACTACACGACGCTGTGGAACTCGTGTGCGTTCGGCAGTTCGGGTCGTCAGCCGAATGTCGTGGTTGGGAGCGCGACGCTTCATGCCTCGTATGAGGCGGCGCTCACGCCGAATCAGCGCTTCGTGAACAACGCGGGGACGGCCTCGGGTGGGTTCAAGGCGTTGCAGTTCAAGCAGGCTGACTACATCTTCTCGGGCCAGAGTTCGACTGACAGCGCGTGGATGTATAACACCCACGATACGTGCCTCTTCGTGGTCAAGTCTGCCTGGAGGCAGCGCCGGACCCCCGTGGAGCACATCAACGCCGCCATGATGAACATGAAGATCTTCAGCGTGGCACAGTTGGCAACCCGGAACCGCGCACGCGGCGGCGTGCTCTTCACGTAGGGAGATAAGAGCATGGCATTTCTGACCGGATCACGGATGGGCGTCGTCGGGAACCCCGGCGACATTCACACCACGCAGCGCAACGCCCTCGGGGCGCGGTCGTTCGATGAACTCGGCAACGAGTACATCTACCTCGCGGGGGTGGCCTCGACCGTGGCGAATAACTGGGTCGCGTATGACGAAGTCTTCGCCTCCACCAGAACACTCGCGGCCACGCTTGGCCCGTGTGCGATTGCCAGCGCGGCGATTGTGGCGAGCAACTGGGGCTGGTATGGCCTCGCCGGGAAGTTCACCGGCACGTCGGGGACGATTGCCGATAACGGCCACGTCTACTCGACCTCGACGGCGGGGAGTGTGGACGATGCGGCGGTGCAGGGGAGTCGAATCCTCGGGGCCATCGCACGATCATCTGATTCGGGGGGCGTGGCGACCTTCCAGATTCAGTACCCGATGCTGATGGGCATTCTGGAGCCGACGACGTAACACGACGTGCTGACGTTAGTCAGTGCGTTTGCGGGCACACTCCGACGGCTTCGTGGGCTGGCGTTCACGGGCCGTCGGGTTCTCGTTGTCGGGTCGTCTCCTACGGTGGGGGATGACCTCGCAGCGATCACGCGGACACCGTCTGATCTGATTCTGGCGGTGAATGGAGGGATCGCCAGTGCGCCCGATGTGGATGTCTATATCACGAATGGGCGGCGTTACACGGACGGTCCCTATGTCGATACGTGGTCAGACGCCCGGAGATGGTGCCACGCCCAGATGCTCGCGCAGTCGGCGGGGCGGCACGTGGGGCACCTCGTGATCTTCATGCGCGACCAGTCCGAACACACCACGGCGAGACTCGCGGCACAGGGGACGACCTGGGATCAGGCCACAGAGATCGGCATGGGCGACCGTGCGCGGATCGGGCAATGGGCCGGGATCACAGACCTGGACGACGCCTATTGTTTATCCTCTGGGGTCGCGGCGGCGTGTCTGGCCCTCATGGCGGGGGCTGACTCTGTCGTGACGTGCGGGATATCCCTGAGTCCTGGTCATAACTACATGGCCCTCCCCGAGGAATTCGCCGGCGAGCGCCGGCACCGGACGGCCGATACCGTGGGACTCCGTCATCTTCTCACCACTGCGCCCGTGTCGAGCGCACAACCCCTAGAGGAACTGTATGCCCAAAGTTGAGCAGCCCAAAGACGAACCGAGCAACGCCCAGGTGATGACCCGTCTGGCGGATTTGATGGAGCGGCAGGAGGCTAACGCCCCCCGTCGTGAGCTTACCCTTGGCGACCCCGAATATCAGGCGCGACTCCGCAAGGAGGGATTATTCTCCAAACTGGAGAAACCCGCGTTTCAGAACGGGCGCGAAGTGCAAGCCAGGGGGCTGCCCGAGAAAACGATTCATCGGCTCGCGCGGCTGAAGACCGGCTCCTACATCGGCGGGAAGGTGCGCGTCATGGTGGACGCGAAAGAGCAGGTGCACCTCTCCTACAAGTCGGCCACGCCGGAAGACCGGATGCGGTTTGCGCTCGATGTGGCGCCGACGTTTGAAGTCCTGGTCGATAAGGTGTGGGCGGAGATGCCCGCGTAATGGACGACACCCAGACAGACGACACCTCCCCCTGGGATGCGTGGCGGAGTCGTCTCGCGGCGTCTCGGGACCGTCGGGAAGACCTCGTGGCGACGTGGCAGGAGAACGTCATCGCCCGTCGGGGGTCGCGGTCGGAGACGAGCACGCGCTGGGGGAATGCCACCGCAGGGAGTCTCGACTCGACCTCTGCGGCGGTCTCGGTCAATAAAGACTGGCCGCTCACCAAGGGCAAGATCGCGCAGCTCTTTTCCCAGACCCCCGAAGTCAGGCTCACACCAAAGCAGGACGCGTTCCGGGCGGCGGTGCCGGTGTTTGGACGGGTGTTGAACGACACGATCCACCAGGAAAGCGTCGGGACGGCCATCGAGGAAGTGCTCGCGGACGTGGTCAACGCCTCGGGAATTGGCGCGATCATCGTCGGGTGTGAGAAGCGCACGGAGATGCGGGAGGTGCCCGAGGTGGACATCGCCACCCTCCCCCCTGATATTCAGATGCAAGTCATGGCGGGCGAGATAAGGATTCCCATGACCCAGGTAGAGCATGTCGTCGATGTGCGCTACCCCTGCGACCGGATCAGCCCAGCGGATCTGTTGGTCCCTGCGGATTTCACGAGAAGCAATTACAGCCAATCCTTGTGGTTGGGGCATGACGGTCGGAAGACCTGGACGCAGGCACAGTCCGCCTTCGGCCTGGACGACTCAGTGAAGGACGAGGCGTTGTCCGGCGACAAGCGGTCTGGCGGCACGAGCAATAGCCTCAACACCGACACGACAAAGTTTCGCGACACCGACGTGGTGAACTTCACCGAAGTCTTCTACTGGCGGCACTATTACCACCCGGAAGAAACCTCCTTCAAGGCGATCCAGCGGGTCGTGTTTGTCGATGGGATCGACGAGCCGGTGATCAACGAGGAATACACCGGGCAGCACCGGATCGAGGGCGGCGGCATGGTGGGCGTGTTGACGCTCCCGATCCGCGTGTTGACCCTCACGTATATCTCTGACGATGGGCTGCCTCCGTCGGACTCGACCGTCGGCCGGTTTCAGGTCGATGAGTTGGAAGCCTCGCGGGATGCGATGGTGCAACAGCGGAAGCACTCGATCCCGCTCAGGTGGTTCGACACGAACCGTGTGGGGCCGGGGACGCGCTCGCTGCTGGAGAAGGGCACATTCCAGGGCTTTATCGGCACCAACGGGCCGGGAGATCGGGCGGTTGGGGAAGTGGCGCGGGCGTCCTTCCCGCAGGAGAAATTCGAGTTTGACCGCGTGGTGAACTCCGACCTGACCGAAATCTGGCAGGTGGGGACGAATCAGGCGGGGGGCTTTGCCAGCGGGGAACGCTCGGCCTCAGAAGCGCGGATCATCCAGCAAAACTTCTCGACCCGCGTGGGACAGGAGCGAGACAAGGTCACGCGGTTTTTCGTGGGGATCACGGAATGCCTCGCGGGGCTGCTGTCGCTCTATGGCAATTTCGAGTTGCCGGAGGAGATCGGCGCCAGTATCGGGGACGAGGGGCAGCAGCGGATTCAGACGTGGGACCGGACGCAGATCGCCGGTGAATTCACTTACGCCGTGCGGGTGGACTCCACGGTGCTCCTCGACGCGAATCAGCGTATCGAGCAACTGACCCGCGCACTGAACCTGACGGCGCAGTCGGGCTATGTGAACCCGAAGGAAGTGATCGCGGAGATCTGGGAACTAAGCGGGGTGGACCCGGCCAAGGTCGTGATTGACCCGCAGCCGAAGGGGCCGGAGCCGATCAAAGTGAGCGTGAGCAAGGCGGAAGACCTGAACAATGTGATGTTCCTGGCCATGCTGATGCGGACGGGGCAGGGGCCGACCCCCGACGACCTCTCGGCCGCGACGAAACTCTGGCAGTCCGCGATGACGGGGATGCCTCCGCAGGGGAGCGAGCCGCAGGGTGGGCCGCCGACAGAGATCGAAACCCCTGAAATATCCAATGCGGGATGGGAAGCGGCGCCCAGAATCGACCGCAGACAGGCGGATGGCGGGGCATGAAGATTCTGATCGACACGATCTGCGCGGAGTGCAAGGCGGTGCGGATTGACGTGTTCACCGAGAACGCGGGGGAGTATCCCGACTGCACCTGCGGCGCGGCGACGGAGCGGCTGTGGTCGTTTGGCGTGTCCGTGCGAGGTGATGAGATCCCTGGCGGGGTGTGGATTCACCACGGGCTGTGCAACACGGACGGCACGCCCCGGCGGTATGACTCCTACACTGAGATCAACCGGGAGTGCAAGCGGCGTGGGCTGACGCGTTGGACGGACATGTATGACGAGTCGGAAACCCGCGAAGGGCGGGAGCATTTGGCGCACATGAAGAGCGCGGAGTATCAACAGGACCGGCGTGAGCGGCGTGAGGCGCGGATCATGCGGGGCAAAGAGCTGTGACATTTGCCGAACTCCAAACGCAGGTCAAGGACTATTGCAGCCTGACCAGCACGGAGGCGACGACTCGTGTCGGGAACTCGATCAACCGGCACTATAAGCGGATCACGTCGTCGCTCGGGATGGACGCGACCCGGTTTGTCTCGCGGACGGGATCGACCTCGATCGGCTCGCAGAATGTCACGTTCACCAGCATCGAGAAGATAGACCGGATTAGAGACATCACGACGGCCACGGCGATCCGGGTGCTTGATGAGGTGAGCGTCAATACCATCAGGACGCGGCAGCCGAACACCGGGGAGCCACTGGAGTGGTCGGCGGAGTCCTATACCACCACGTCGGTGAAGGTGATGCTCGACACTCAACCGACGAGCGCGTACACCCTCGAAGCGGACGGGTGGACGAGCCTCTCGGATCTGACGAGCGGCGATTCTCCCGCCTTCGCTGAGTCGTTCCACGACATTCTCTCCTGGTTTGTCATTTCGGAGGAGTTGCTCAAGAAGGAAAAAACCGGACTCGCGAAAGAATACCAGCAGCGGGCCGAGCAGCTGTTATCCGATCTTCGGTTCCACCTTGCGGACACCCACAGCCGCGACACCCGGCAGGCCACCAGTGGCTCCACCACCGGGGCGGGGTCGGCCGGAGGTGGTGGCGGGATTGCGATCCACGCCCCGACGCACGAATCCGGCGGGGGCGACCCGATACAACTGGACGACCTCGCGGCCCCGTCGGACAACACCGACCTGGACGCGACGACGACATTACACGGGCTGGCCTCGAAGGCGACGGCGCCGGGGTCTGGTCTCTTGAGTGTGTTTGCGATTGGCAACGGGGAGACGACACGGACGGATCAGGCGCTCTTTGATACCACGAACCCGGCGGCATTAGGGACGGCGGGACCGGGGACAGCGTTGGTGGCGGCGCGACGGGATCATATTCACACCGCCCCCGCATCATTGAGTGGGGATAGCGATCAGATTATTCTCGGGGTAGCAGTGTTTAGTTGAGGACAGCATGGCGACATTTAGCAAGGTTATTCTCTCGGGATCGACGAACAACAAGCCGATTCTAGTAGTGGCGACGGCCACCGTGGGCACGGCGATCCACACGACTGGGGCGACGGACCTTGACGAGATATGGATATGGGCGCACAACACCGACGGGACGGATCGGAAGCTCACGATTGAGTTTGGGGGTGTGGCGGCCAAGGACACGATCGAACTCACGATCCCCGCAGAGTCAGGGCTTGTCCCGGTCGTGCAGGGGATTCCGATGAACGGGTCGGCGGTCGTCACCGCGTTTGCGGCGTCCGCGAGCGTGATCGGTATTGTCGGCTTCGTGAATAGGATCACCGCCTAATGGGCCGCGAACTATCTCCTGTCGCCCTCTGGACGCAGGTTCCGCTTGCGAATAGAACAGTGTCGCTTGGGGCTGGCGCAGCCGGGACACTTAAAAGCATCCAACGCGGCACCTGCTCGATCACGGGCACGAATGCGACAAACGATGCGACACTCAGCCCTGCGGTGGTGACCGCTAACACCCAGCTTGCCTACCTCGGTCAAGCGCAAGATATCGCTGATTCCGGTTGGGGAACCAAATATAGACTACGTTTGTCGATTCAGTCTACGACAGCCGTCAGGGCCACGCGTGATGACGCCGGGAATATCGGGACCATCGTGGCGACGATCAACTGGCAAGTTACAGAATGGTACTAGGAGAGAATCATGCACACACGGAACTATGTGACTCTGAATGATAGTGGTGTTGTTGTTGGGGATGTCGAGAGCAGCACATCGCATGAGGAATGGCAGAAGTTCGACCTGTTGCCACTGCCGCCGACGCAGATCAACGTCACGGATCACCCGGACTGGCAGGGCGTCGGGTCGCTGATCCGACACACGCGGAACTCGGCGACCGGGAGATTCGCGGCCCCACCACCGGCACCGCCAGTTGATCCGCTCGATGAGCCGTTGACGCCACGCGAGCAGCGCCAGTTCTTACGCCGGATTGCCCAGCGGACGGATCGGATCGCGTAGATGGCCGA